TAATTTACAAATAAAAAGTTTAGTAGCACCAACTATAAAAACTAGATTAACTAATGCAACAAGTTTACAGTTTGAAATTTTTGAACCTTATAGTATGGGAATGTTTTTAGAAACAATACAAAACGCAGCTGATAATGCAGGCTATAGGGATTATCTAGAAGCTCCTTACTTATTGGAAGTAGAATTTGTAGGTTGGGATACTGATGGAGTTAAAATAGATAATGACTATACAAACAAATTGAGAAGAATGTTTCCATTTAAGTTTGTTAATATTGATTTTACTGTAAATGAATCAGGCAGTAGTTATACTGTGTTAGGCATACCTTACAACGAACAATCATTTTCAAGTGCTGTCCAGAATAGTAAAATAGATTATACGATTACAGGAATCAATGTACATGAGTGTTGTTTAAAAGGCGGAAAAAGTATTTCAAGTGTGTTTAACGAGCGTGAAGAACAAAGGAAAAACAACGGAGAAATCAATTTTGGCAATCAATATATTATTACATTTCCGAAGGAGGTCGGAACTCGAGATGAATTAAGCAAATATGCGAGCAGTGCTGATGTTAATCCAGCAGCCAGTAATGCAAGTGCACAGAGAAGTCTGTCCTCAGATAGGAAAAAACAAGTGTATCTTTCTGTAGGCGGAGAAGAGGGAAAAATGCCAGCGGATTTTGATGTGGATTTAAGTCAATTCCTAGGAATTGTGGTGCGTAAAAGCACAATAGGAGAATCAATAAGGAAACATTATGAAAATGAATCAAATGTAAATGAAATTGCATTAGCAAAATTAATTGATAATAAAGAATTAGTCAAAAGAAGACCGTTTGGTCGCCCTGGATTTGTAGAAAAAGACGGAGTATTCGTTCGAGATAATATTCAAATAGATCCATCTCGCACTAGTATAAGTTTTCCTAGAGGAATGTCAATTCAAGAAATGATTGAAGAAATTATTCTATTAAGTGATTATGGACGGAAGATAAGTGAAGTAAAACCAGATGGAAATGGAATGATTCCTTGGTTCAAAATAGAAAGTCATGTGTTCTTAGTAGATAATAAGGAACAGGAAAGAAGTTCAGGAGAATTACCTAAAGTATATGTGTATCGTGTTATACCACATATGGTCCATCTTAATAGATTTGGACATAGCACAGAATCATCTTTCGGACTAGCAGCTCTAGAAAAACAATGTGTGAAAGAATATAATTACATTTATTCTGGGTTAAATGATGATGTATTAGAATTTGATATAAAGTTTGACAAGGCATTTTTTACCGCATTGGCAAGTATGAAAGGTAGTAGGCAAATCACTGCTAAATCTAATCAAGAAGCAACTGCAGATCAAGTAATCAGCAGGAATTCACAAATAGCAGAAAGAGGACAAATTGAAAATAAGAATATCAATACTACCATAAAAGAAGAAGTTGTTCAAAGTAGTAGTAGCAAAGCAGGCAATAATGATGAAGTTGAAACTACAATGGCAAGAGATTTTTCAGATGCACTCTTAAACAGTTCTGTAGATTTAATTATGGCTGATATAAAAATACTAGGAGACCCGTATTTCATAGCAGATAGCGGAATGGGTAATTATGCAGCTGATGCAACACCTATTATTAATATTACAGCTGACGGAACTATGGATTATCAACGTAGTGAAACAGATATATTAGTAAATTTTCAAACACCTATTGATTATTCAGAAGAAGGGTATATTACTCAATTTGAGAAAATTAGGCAATTTAGTGGCATATATCAAGTAATTCAATGTATAAACAATTTTTCAGACGGAGTATTTACTCAAGATTTAAAACTTATTAGACGACGAAACCAAAAAGGATTAGATACTGTAGCACCTGAAGTTAATAAACTTGCAGAAGATCTTGCTTTTGATGCTGAAGAAATAGCAAAAGTAAGAGATATGACACCTGGTGGATATAATGTTAAGCCGGATGAAAGTCTTGGATCTATGGTAGCTGCAGCAAAAGAAAGAGTACAAACACAAGTGCAAGCAGTAAGAGAAACAGTTGATGCAGAAGTAGCTCGGTTAAGAAAAACAAGCACGTCATCATTTAAACGGGATTAATAGGTATATGTACCAAGCAAGAAATCAACAAACTAGGGCTGTAAAACCAGATTGGATGACCAGTACTGGACCATATATTGGTAAAATTGTTAATCATCTAGATGTAGAATATATGGGAAGTATTGAGGTAGAAATTCTTAAAAATTCTGGTATAGGTGCTAATGAAGAAAGCAGTGGATATTTTATTCCTTGCACATATGTAAGCCCATTTATGGGAGTAACTCCAAGAGAGGGTGTTAATGTTAACGATGGATATGATAACACACAAAAAAGTTATGGTATGTGGGCTATTCCTCCTGATATTGGTGTAAAAGTATTAGTGCTAATGGCAGAAAATAATTACAGTCATGGATACTGGATAGGATGTGTTCAAGATCATTTTATGAATTTTATGATGCCAGGATATGCTGCAACTACTTACAATGACACTGATAAAAGTAAGATGATTCCTGTTGCAGAATATAATAAAAAAATAATTCGATCCAAACCAGCCGGTAAAGGGAATGATCCTACACAATTTGAAAAATCTCATGCAAAAGATCATCTAGATATTATAACAAATCAAGGTATACAAGATGACCAAATGAGAGGCACTAATACAAGTAGTGCTAGGAGAGAAGTGCCTAGTATGGTTTTTGGTTGGAGCACACCTGGACCTCTAGATAGGCGTGATGGCAAACCAAAAGTTAAATATGGAGAGAAATATGCTCAAGCTAATATTCCCTGGAGCAGGCTAGGTGGTACAAGTTTAGTAATGGATGATGGAGATGAAAAAATATTACGTAAAAAATCAGCAAGCACAGACCCTCCTGATTATGCAAAAGTAGAAGCAAATGACAAAAGTGGAGATCCAACATTATTACACAATGAACTAGTAAGGTTAAAAACAAGGACTGGTCATCAAATTTTATTACACAATACAGAGGATTTAATATACGTAATTAATGCACAGGGTACTGCATGGATAGAATTAACAAGTAATGGAAAAATTGATATATATGCAAAAGACAGTGTAAGTGTACATACTGAAAATGATTTCAATGTAAAAGCAAAAAGAGATATTAATTTAGAAGCAGCAGGAAATGTTAACATAAAAGCTAATGAACAAATGCGACTTGAATCTGGAAATAGAACACATTGGAAAGTAGGTACAGCAGAAGTTAAAAAAGATCCGTCGTTAAGACCGGAATTAGGAATAAAAAATGAAGATGGTACTTGGAAATGGGATTCATTTGAATCACTGCCTACTGTTGATCAGCCAGGTGATAATCTTTATATAGATGTTAGTAGAGATGTATATTGGAAAGTTGGTACACATCCTAAACTTGGAGATTTCAAATTAGAAGTATCACAAGACGGCCATGCCACATTTGACAGAGATTTCTTTTTATTAGCCAAGCGTAATATACATCAGCACAGTAATAAAAAAACTTATCATGCTGCAGATACTACATTTGATCAAAAATCAGGAGAAGAATTTTATCAGCATTCTGGTACAGACATGCATATCAAAAGTGATAAGCATTTAAGAATATATGCTGATGTTAATGCAACGGTTAAAGCAAAAAATAATTTTTTTACTGCTATGAATGCGAATCATGTTAAATCAGCTAACAAAAATTTTATAACAGCTGGCAGTAGCAATGAATACAATGCACCTTTAAACAAAATGAGTCAAATTCAACAATTTGGTAGTGGATCGGAAAGAGGTACAAATGGACCTACTGCACTAGCAGCAGCAAACGCTCAAGATGCTGTTTTGCCTGAACTCACAGATCCTGCATATCTTCCAATTCGTATACCAATGCACGAACCTTATTATAGTCATGAAAATTTAAAACCAGAAATGTTTTATAGAGATAAAACAGATAGCACAACTAGAACACCACAAGTTGAAGAGAAATATAGTGAAACAATAGATACTTTTAGGAAGGCAAAATAATGCAGCAGGATTTATATAAACAAGTTGAGGTTAATACTACACAACAGAATAAGTTTGATTACAATCGCAAAACCTACAAAGGATTGTCAACAGTAAATCCTGAATCAAATAGTGTAAGTTTATATGATATAGCATTGATAAAGCAAGATATTATCAATCATTTCCATATTAGGCAGGGCGAAAAACTAAGTGATCCAAGATTCGGTACTATTATATGGGATATGCTTTTTGAACCATATACAGAACAAACAATAAGATTAATTACAGAAAATGTAAAGGGAATCATTTCAAATGATCCAAGGGTAAGGCTTGATAATTTACTTGTTGACAATTACGAAACTGGGATCAGTATAGAAATAGATATAGTATATTTACAATATAGCATAAAAGAAAAAATGCGTATGAAGTTTGATGCAGATGCTGGCTTCTTATCGTCATAAAATGTGTGTTTTATTATCACGATAAATAACAAAAAAGGATATTGAAAATGTCATCAACTGATAGGCAAAATAGACTGTTGCTTGCCGAAGATTGGAAGCGCATCTACCAATCATATAGGAATGCAGATTTTAAGAATTACGACTTTGATAATTTGCGTAGAACAATGATCAATTATCTAAGGGATAATTATCCTGAAGATTTTAATGATTACATAGAAAGTTCAGAATATATTGCACTGGTGGATTTAATTGCATATTTAGGTCAAAATTTGGCCTTTAGGATAGATCTTAATGCAAGAGAAAATTTTTTAGAACTTGCTGAAAGACGTGAAAGCATATTACGATTAGCTAGATTGGTAAACTATACACCAAAAAGGAATATTTCTGCAAGCGGATTGTTGAAAATATCTTCTGTAAGCAGTACAGAGGATATCATTGATACTAATAATAATAATTTGAGAGATCAAACTATAATTTGGAATGATCCAACAAATAGTAATTGGTATGAACAATTTATAAAAATACTCAATAGAGCTTTTACAGAAACTGAAAATTTTGGCAAGCCGGTTCAGAAAGACACAATTGATAATGTAACTACAGAAAGATATAGGATAAGAACATCAAGTGCTACAAGTGTACCAATTTTTCCTTTTACTCGTTTCATAGACGGTAATAATATTAAGTGTGAAATTGTGTCTACAATGCTCAATCAAAATATTACAGAAGAACCGCCATTACCAGGGAATAATTTTTCAATCTTATATAGGAATGACAGTCAAGGTGCTGGAAGTTCTTCAACAGGATTTTTTGTATTGTTCAAGCAAGGTACATTAGATCAAGGAACTTTTAATATAACAAATGCAGTACCTAATCAGATTGTATCAATTGATGCAGCAAATATTAACAATGATGATGTATGGTTATACAGTTTAAATACAGATCTTACATTTGATAGGTTGTGGACAAAAGTTGATGCAATTGAAGGTAATAATATAATTTACAATAGTTTAAATAAAAATGTACGAGATATTTACACCGTTCTTACTAGATTAGATGATAAAATAAGCTTTGTTTTTTCAGATGGTGTTTTTGGAAATTTACCAGTAGGTAGTTTTCAAACATATTTTCGAGCATCAAGGAATGATAATATTGTTATAAAGCCACGTGACTTAACAGGGGTGAGTATAAGCGTACCCTACACGAGTGTGGTAGGAAAAGAAGAAACTTTAAACTTTACTTTTGAACTATTGTACACTGTTGATAATGCTGTACCAGCAGAAAGTAATGCTAGTATTAAACAAAATGCTCCAGCTACATATTATACACAAAATAGATTAATAACAGCAGAAGATTATCAAATTGGCTTATTAAATGTTAATCAAGAAATAGTTAAAACAAAAAGTGTGAA